GTTTCTCCTTGTGGTCCTTGTATCCCTTGAACGCCAGATGTTCCACTTGTCCCTGATGTTCCTGGAACCGCTGTCTCACCTAACGCTATTGATTGAACCCAACATTCAAAACCTACACTTGTTATATCACTTGTAAAAGTCAATCTAAATCCTGTTGGAACTTTATTTGTAATATTTACATTTGTATAATCAGGGATTGAATTATCATATAAATTATCGTAACCTGGAAACTTATATTGTATATCTATTGAGTAATTTGTAGAACCAAATGTTGCTCCAAATACTACATCTCTATAATATCCACCCATACCATCAGTCGTCCAACCAGTATTATCAAAGTGGTAATTCTTTGCGGATAAACCTAAACCATTTATACCAGATGTTCCTGATGTTCCATTAGAACCTGATGCTCCTTGTATCCCACTCGTTCCACTACTACCAGTTGCTCCTTGAACGCCCTGAACGCCACTCGTTCCTGATGAACCTGATGTTCCACTTGTTCCATTCAATATAATTTGTTCTCTTAAAACTTTATATGATGTGGTTTCAGTTGGGTTATTCATTACCAAATATATTCCTGATGGGTCACCAGTATATTCAGGTAGTTCGCTTATTTTTACATTACTCATAATCTTATCTTATATTATTATATATTTTTTATTTGATTTTTAACAAATTGCGTTTATGTTAGATGTTCCACCATCTTTGATTAAACTACCTCTTACTACACAAGTTGTATATCCTCCACTTAAAGGTCCTATTGTTCCACCTACTCTTGTTTCACCACCACATAATGTCGCAGACCAAGTAACAACAGTTAGTGTATTATTTTGTATCCTATACACTACACAATCATATGGGTCTGGTGGTGCTGTCTCCGTTGGAGTTGGTGATGGGGTTGGTGTATTAGTTGGTGTAACTGATGGAGTAGGAGTATGTGTAGGCGTCGCCGTAGGAGTAGGAGTTGGTGTAGTTCCACCTGGCGTTGCTGTTGGAGTAGGCGTAGGAGTTGGTGTTGTAGGTCCAGGTGTTGGATTATTACCACACTGCTCCGCGTCAATATAATTTGTGTTTTGTGCTAATATATTTCTTGCTTCCTCATTTTGTAAATGGCAAGTATCAGGGTCTGGTGGTGTTGGTATTGTTGAAATATCAACATTCAATAGTTTAACTAACTCTACCTTTGTCGTCTTATTATTGACGATATTAAAATCACTTATCTTATTTATTCTATACCACGCGTCTTTGATGAATATTAAATCCTTGAATTGTAAGTTACTTATATCTTGTATCGTCAAATAGAAGAACGCTGTAACTAACCTTGCGTCATTTGATAATAACTCATCTATATAATCTGCGTAGTATAAATTAAACGCTGTGTATTGTGTTTGTGTTGGTGCCCATTGGTCTTGTGGTGACGCTGAATTACCAAAGTTCAAATCAATTGCTTGTTCCGCTGAATTAGATGGAATAGTATTTTGATGTGAGAATAATGGGAATGTTGTATATGTTGTTGTTTCTGCTGTAACCTCATCGTAAAAATACCAGGTATTACTTGTTTGTTTCATACCATAGTAGTGTAATATACGAGGTTTCAATCTCATAGGTAATAGTTGTGTTTGTGTGGCACCACTAATTGTTGTTTGTTTTGCTCCATAAAATTGTGGAACAATAAACGGATTTGGTGTTCCACCATATGTTAAAATATCACAAGGTGATGGTGCGAAGAAACTTTCAAACTCTATTGATTTATCGTTTATGGTTACACCTGATGGAACAAAGTTATTCGTTCCAAATATTCTATTGTTGTTGATTGATTTAGTAAAGATGTTGATACTATCGGCGTCGTCTTGATAATGAAAGTTCATACCTTTACCAATCATATTAGTAATAGGTGCTATTTCAATAGGTTTAGATTTATCTAATTTATCCGTCCAATCTAAACTATACCCTTGTCCCACATAATCATTATATGGTTCCATTATGTATGTATCTGTCTTATACGGGTGTTTTACAAGGACTAAATTGAATTGTGTAACTAATCCTTTAAGAAAATCAAGTTGTTTATATTCGTCTGTAAATTGGGCGTTTATGTCTATTGTTGAACCTACAATTAAATTAGGTCCGTCAATCACATTCATATTAGAAACTCGTGGAACTATGTATGGTTCTTTGAAACTAATTGAACCACCACATCCACCTACTTGTGTTGTTACATACCAACTTACACCTAATTCAACAAAATCTCCTGGCACTAATGGAATTGTTGTTCCGTCAATATCTTGAACTGTTGCGTCATATGGTGAATATATTGTATCACTTGTATTAAAATCTTGTATATTATATTTGGTTGTTCTATTCTTTATATAATAAACTTCACCCTTCATATAGGTATTTCCATCCCTATACGCTGAACCTAATTCCATTTGTAAATCAAATGTAAATGTATATGTTCCACCAGCCCACGCGTAAAATCTACCACGCGTCATATCCCAACCACCTGGTGGATATGTAGGTCCATTATTTATCGTTTCATATTCCCACGGCACCCAACCAACAATATATAAACAAGTTGTTCCTGTTGGGGGCAAATAACCTTGTGGTGCTCTTTCATCTATCATCGTAACAGTAGATGTTCCGTTTGTCGCTCCCGTTGTTGAAATGAAATATGTATCACTTTGAAACATTAGTGGCATCATCAATCGTTGGAAATATTCTGTGGCAAAAAAGTCACTTTCTATATTGTATCCGTTTTGCTGAAATATTCTTTTTAATACTGAATAGATTTGTATAGATGGTTTGAACCCTGTTGTTCTTTGTGGTGTTGTTGGATTTGATATTGAACCAACTTGTCCCGCTAATTCTAATAATGGTGACGCGTTAGAACCTGTCTTTACAACCTGTCCGTTAGCGTCATATATATAACCTATGTGTGCGAACGGATAAACTATCTGTCCGTCTTTTAATCCTCCTGAACTTGTCCCACCAGTATAACTACCTTCCCAACTCAATAATATATTTGTTGCGTCATAGGTGTGGTTTAAGTCGTTAAAATCTAAATCAACTAATAATTTATTACTAATAGTATTGATAAACACACCTACTTCATCTTGTATATTCACCTCATAATCAACCTTGTTGTCTGTAATAATAATTTTCATCAACCTCAAAATACCATCTAATACTGTTATACCTTGATAATTGATAGAACATATTACTGACTTTTGAATATCAAACGATAGTGCTTCTTGATTTACATTAAACATATAGTTAAAGAACTGGTTGTTCTTTGGTGTGCCAGGAACCTTAAAGGTTTGACTATACCCACTATTCTTACTTGTAATATCTTGTATCTCCGCAAAGGACATATTTAGATTTACAGATACATCACTATATAAATCAAGGTAAATGGTAGAACCACTTAAATCGGTGACCTGTAATAAAGTATCAATCATATTATTGTTGTTGTGTTCTTTCTTGTGATGAGTATTGGTATTTGAAACTTACTTGTCTCAATTTCACATTACCTTTTATTTGTCTCTTAAAGTTATTGTCTGTAATAACTATTGGTGTTAGGTGTGCTGTAACTGGTTCAATTCTATATACTTGTGGTGATGTTAGTAATTCTCCCAACCAATTCACTGTATCCCTATCTATAAAATCACTCATTACTTCACCCTCAACTGTTAAATCTGTTTTGATATTACTTGTTCCTCTTTCGTATGTATCGTATGAGTATGTAGATGATGCCCAGGTTCCATACGCTCTTTGGTAAGTATCTCTTTGGATTTTAACTTCTTCATTCTTACTACCATAAAATCTAAATGTATCCCACGCTCCGTATCTATTTAAGAATATAATATCGGTAGGTGTATATTTGTGCCAAGGACATACTTTCTTTTTAATCGTTAGTTCTTCCGTTTGGTTTCCTGAACCAATTTGTAATACTATCTTATCCCAATTATCGGCACCGAACTTTATATCGTTTATTAGGACACCACTAAAAAGAGGTAATATATTACCACTTGTGGCTGTATATCCCGTCTGTGGGTTGTAGGTTTTAAGTAGTGTATTATTACTATCATAAACCCTTGCGTATGTGGAACCTGTTATAGGGAACGATGTTCCGTTATATGTTCCGTAAAGACACGCTGTGGTAATATATTCTTCCTCTTCTTTATATAATGTTCGTGGTGAGTTTGTAAGTAAGTTTCTACCTGTGGGTAAAACATAATCTGTTTGGTCCCAATACAATCCTTCACTAAATTGTTTTACACCATTAAATGTGTATCCTGATATTGTTGATGTTGATGTAAGATAATCACTTGTGTTTAAGGTTCCGTCTCCGTTATATAAACTAACAGGTCCAGTTATTGTATCCGCATATTCTTCCCCACATTCAACCCAATACTGAACGAGTGTATTATATCCCGTTTCTAATTTACTTGTTTGTGGTATATCAAACATAACCCCATCAAATAAATCTTGTGATACTTGTAGTTGTAAGTATCGTGCTAAATCCAACATTCCAGCACCACTGGGGTTTGGAGTTTGTCTAACTCTACCGACATAGGTTGTATTTGGTGTTCCTAATTCTTTTTGGAATATATCATAAACATATTTCATCTTAAACTTTGAAACGACATTTGTAGATGATACAGATAAAACTATATCATTATACGCTGGTGCCAATATTGGTATTTGTTGTGTTATTGTAATACTCATATTATTTATTAAATCTTTTTTCTATTCTTTGTATATTATCTATTATATAGTCCTCCATATTTTCCATATATCCATCCGCTATCTCCTCACTAAACTCATTCATAAACCTTTCATTTATAGTTGATATTATATTTGTTGCTTGTATCCCTTCATTAAATATACTTCTTCTTATGGCGAACGCTAAACCTATCGTGGATAGTTCTGTTCTAATATGTTTTGTTTCAATCCAATTCATTAGGGATTTTAAGAACAAAGATGTTCCACCGCTACCTTCACCTGACTGAAACCTACCACCTTTTACGCCTTGGTCTAACGCAAGTATATAACCTGGTAGTCCAAAGATAATTTCATACACTCCATCATCATTTGTAACAATCTCATAACCCGCTCCATACGCTTGTCCTGACGCTATACTATTAGCGGACACTGGTGAAAAATCACTCTTCGCTCTACCATCTTTCGCCAATCCGTGTGGTCTAACTTTCTTTAATTCGTCTCTGTATATCTTCAACCATTCTTTGGCTGAACGCTGTAACTTTTGACGGAGTAATAATCTTTCAGGTATAGCCATTAGTCAAAACTATTAAATGGTGCGTCACATCTATCAAGACCTTGTCCTAATGTGATTGTTATGGTTGCGAACCAACCTGCGAGGTAGTCATCAAACTTATCAGCAAAGGGTTGTAATTGAACTGGTAGTGTAATATCATAAGTCCAGGTATAGTCACCATCTTGTGATGTAAATGATAAAAAGAATTGTGAAACAACATCTTGTAAGATTTGGTTAGTATCACTCATAATATCTAACATATTATCATCTGTGTAATTTACTACCCTATCCATCATAATCAATTTGATGGAGTATTGTAATTCATTCTCACCTATACTTGTATTATCAGGAATGACGAATAGATACGGATATTGTGTCGTTGTATCACCCTGATTTTTGAATGTTACATCTTCAATAAACCCAAATCCAAAATCCTTTATCTGTTGGTGTTTCTCGTATATCTTTTTTAAGTCCTTTACGAACCCTCTAAAAGTTTTTAATTTATTTGTATTAGTGCTCATATTAGTTCATTTTTGCTTGTTGGATGGCTAACCTTTTGTTCGCCTCCTCGTTCTTTATAGATATATATGTTAGGTGGTTGAAACATTCAACAACAGGTCGTCCCGTTATATAATCAATTTTGGTAAAGTCATCGTTGGCTAAAACCATAATCATTCTATACCAGGGTAGATTAGATTTATCATCTTCTGGTTTAACCTCCTCACCATCAATCATTCGTTTATCATCCTCTGCTCCAAACAATACCTCAAAATCTTTTTTCATTTGTTTAAGGTAAGTGAATAGGTTTTTGAATATCCCAAAGAAATACTTGACTGGTAGTTCCTTGAATATCTCACTTTGTATCTCGTGTTGTTCTAAATTGTATGGACTTATCTTACCATTTACTACGGGTCGGTATAGTAAAGAACATATCTTGTGGATGTTTGTATATATACTCACATCGTCCTTCATATAATTTACCACATCAATATATTCCCCAAAAGTCATCTTGTTTAATATAACACCGATATAATCTACCTTATTATACTTAAAGGTATGTGTGTAGGGTATATCACTTTCCATTACTTTATGTTGTATATATACGGATAAGTCAGCCAGTTTCTCTGGGTCTAATTCTCGTAATACACCATATGGTATTTGTAATATGGTTCCCACAATATCATACGCCCTTTCTAAATCCGTATCACTAAACGACATTCTCCTCATCATTTCACCATAGTGACTTGTGGTTATTTCTTTTGGTAAGGAGTAATTCACTCCATCTATTTCTACTTCTATTTTCTTTATCACGCTACTATAAACTTTTTTGCTACATTATTTCTCTTTGCTTCCAACGCGAACGCTAAACTCATTACACAATCATCGTGAAACCCTGGCGGTGCGAAGTATCTAACCTTTCTTGATTTGGTAGAATATTCAAAGGTAAAAACCCTCAACTCCGTATCAAGTGGTTCAAATAGTTCTTTGGTTGGTAAGATTAGTGTGTGGTCGTTGATGGCTACAATAAGGTTATTGATAATCTCATCCTTGTTTGAGTTGGTTGTATGGAATGGTTCTACCTTTCTGTATTGTCTATAAATCTGTTCGTATATAACATCACCAATACTATTCACCTCCACTATTGCTTTGGCGTTATACTTTTGTAGTATGGCTACGATGTTGTCCGTTATTGTTGCCCAATTCGTTCTACGCTCCCTATACACAAATACAACCTGATTAAAGTTATTTACTATCGTCAATACTGTAAAGTCGTTTTGTCTTCCCAAATCTATACCCGCCCAATACCTTTCACTTTCTACTGGTTCAGTCCATCTGTGTATCATCTGTGAAACACTATATCCTCTAAACACCTCACCACCATCATCTATAAACTCCGCCATCAATTCCTGTTTGAAAATGTCGTCTGGCAAGGTTTGTTTCGCTTCGTCTATCTCCTCTTTGGTGATGAACGGAGTATCATAGGATGTATATTTCAAGGAGAGATATTCAGGGTAGTCATCACTTATACCTCTATTGTATAGTGAATAAAAATAGTTCTTACCTTTCGGTGTGGATATAAACAATATCCTTTTACCTCTTACTAATGTGGCGGCGCGTAATATCTCGTTCCATATTGCGTCTCTCATAAACGCTGCTTCGTCCATCACTAAATAATCTAATGTGTAACCACGCAAGTTGTCTGGTTTCTCTGCGGACTTAAAGTGTATCATAGAACCATTATTAAAAACAATCCTAACCTCCGTTCTATTAAACGATTTAATTAGTCCTGTGGGTTTCAGTGCTTTAACAAGTTCATCAAATACCTTCTTTGCTTGTGAGTAAATGGGACTAACCCAAAACCCAACACTATTAGGATTTTCTAATACCCACTTTAATAGTAGGTTTGTTGCCAGAAGAGATTTACCAAATTGTCTTCCACAATCAATAATAATATACTTTGCCAAAGAACTTTCAATCTGGTTGATACACTCTCGTTGTTTGGCGTGTGGTTTGAATAGTTTAATATCCATCTTTTTCTAATTTCCATATAAAACCACCTCGTGTTTTATACTTTGTTCTATTATACGCCCTCATTATTTCTGTATCATCTATACCCGTCGCTTTGGACGCTTCTGTTCTATTCTTGTATGTCGCTATATGGTTTCCATCTAAATCGTATTGAACCACATTATATACATCTAACTCCTCACCTTCCATTCTCTTTTTACTAAACTCTGCGTAGGTTGGGTTCATTTCAAACCCGATGTATTGTCTTGATAATTCCTTACACGCTAAACCACTGGTTGCTATCCCGCTAAAAACATCAAGACACAGGTCGTTCTCGTCAGTTAAAAGATTTATATAATATAGTGGTAAGTCCTTATGAAATGGGGCTGGGTGTTTTATTGTATTATCCCTTGACGATGACGCTGTGGAAAATCTTACCACATTATCAGGACGAACTTTTGTTTGTGCTATACGATTTTCTTGTATCACTATTCTTGTTCCATCTTCGGTGTAGTTGTCCCTATTGTAATTCATAGGACTATTAAATCTATTCAAGGTAGTTTGTTTGGGTTCATACTCAACCCTATCCATATAGAACTTTAATTCCTTTTTATCTTTAACAAAGTGGAATATAAACTCTGTATTGTTACGGAACCTTTTATTCCCACCATTTGGGATGCCTGATTTTTTGTGCCATATATAGGTGTCGTAGAACTTTAATTTGGTTTCCTTTTGGGAACGATATATCATTTCGTAAATAAAAGGGTTTCTATACCCATCCTTACAATTATCGTTTATGTTTAGTATGAAACTACCACTGGGTTTTAGAACCCTGTAAATCTCATTAAAAAGGGGTAGTATCCAATCACAATATTCATCAGGTTTTTGTATTGATATGTTCTTACCATAATTCACTATGTCGGCGTATGGTGGTGATGTTATACATAAATCTATACTATTATCTGGTAAAGTTTTTATTAGTTCAAAACAATCTCCTATTTTAATCTCCCTCATATATATTTTTTATTCCTCATCACCAAAGGATACTCTTATGGTTCCTTCGTGTTTGATGTTTATTTTTTCAGGACTATCAATCCCTTGTATTTTTCGTATGTCCTCCAATATCTTTCTACTTGTCCCAAAGTCACCCATCTCCTTTGCTTCCTTGTATAGATTATATAACTCGTATATTTGTTTGTTTATCAGTTGGGTTTGTTCTAACGCAAATCTTGATTTGATTATATCCCAACACTTTACCCAATACTTGTGGGCGTTGTGTTTAGACATATCGTAGGTTTCTATAAACCACTCCATAAACATAGAGTAGTTCTTATGTCCCGTTATGATGGCGTCTATACACTCATCTATTCGTTTTTCTAATTCTAACTTTGTAGATTTTCTAAACTCTTTCTTTTCCATAAATCATTTAATTTTTCTTTAATAAACGCGTCCCAACAATTACCACAGGTATATCTTACCTCTTCACTATATTGTTTATTGTAATAATCATACAACATATTCTTTTGGTTGGTTGATAATTTACCACCATCCACTACACCAATCTTTATTAGTTCCAAATACGCCAGTTCATCTAATACGACATTTGGTGTTTTACCCTTACAATTACAACCCATAGTTTCCTTTGTTTTTATTCCATTTATTTCTTATGTTCGTCTTTACCTTTCTAATGTGGTATTGGACGGTTGATAAGGGTATTAGTAGTTCGTTTGCTAATACTTTGGCACTATACCCCGTATCTATATATCGTTGGAAGAGTAATGAACTAAACCAGTGTTCGTTTTTAAGTTCGTCCTTGATAAACTGAACCATTACAATATCCATCTCATTCTCTTCGTAGTGCTCATCCTCTTGTTCTAATATAACATCTTTTGATAAGATTGTGTATTTCTTAAACTCCCTATAAAATTGTGATGTTTCACTGGTTGATTGTAACTTGATGGTGCGGGACATATACTTTAACTTGTCCGTATCTTCTAATCCATCTAAAAATGTTAAATCCTTTTTTGATATGAACTTTTCTATGGTGAAATGTAAAACCTCCTCCCCATTTTGTTTGTCTATCCTATTAGATAGATTTTTTAGTTTTTCATAGTTCTGGTTCAACCATAGTAGAAAGGTCATCTTGTAATTTTTTTATACTATCCCTCATCATCGCCGCGAAACTATATTGTTCTTCATCAACAAATGTGGTTTCAAGGGATTGTAAGTTAGTTATTGCTATATCAAATAAGTCAGGTAATTCACCTTTCTCATACTCATTAAACATCATAATCGTTGCGGACAGAACGGTTGTCGCTATCTCTTCGGCTACTAAATCTCGTTTCGTCTTTGGTAGTTTGAAATAATCCACTACATATATTTCTTTAATCTTTTTCATAATACGAAACATCTTCGGTCCCATCATTACGATTATTTTATTTTTGTGTTTGCGTATCCTACTCATATATAAATATCAGGTTTTTCCAAAAAAAACCCCAACAAAAAGGATATGGGAGTAGAACCTTTAATTGCTGGGGACAAAAACAATATAATTTGTTTTTTACTAATATAGATAAATAGTTAGATAAATTAAACATTATCTATCATTTGATATACTAAACTTATGTATGGGTGTATTGAACTAATACCATACTTATACGCTATTTCAAATTGTGTCTTCTTTTCAATAAAATACTCGTAACAGATTTGGTTTAGTTCTTCATCTGTTGGAGTGTTATGTCTTCTGTTCTTTGTGATAGATACTTTGGGTAGTGTGTCTATTGTGATTGTATCCCTGATTTTAGACCTTCTTCTGTGTTCTAATAGTTTATCATCAACATCACCTTTTAACATCAACCAGCGTCCTGTATAGTCCTTTAATGGTAGTTTGTAGAATATACCATTCTGTTCGTTGTAACTCCAACCGATTGCGGTTAGTATTTCTATTGTGGATTGTTTCTGTAACTCGTCAGCAAAGTCACCAGGTTTATTGGGCACCCGTTTTGTTGATAGTCCTAATTCAACTTGCTTCTTTATTCTTTCGTTCCTTGCTAACTCATCCTTTAATCTTTCTTCTTCCCTAACACATTCTTTACATTTACTTCTGTTGATGTAATATTCATCCTTGTGTTTTGGTGTATTACATTTAAGACATATCTTACCACCAGCGTCCAGTATATTCTTTACCCTTCGTTGAGTTTTAATTTTAGTTTTGTTTCTTGCTTTCCATTCTCTTGCTTGTGCTCTAAAACAATCTAAACAATATTTCTTTCTGTATTGCTTACCAGTATCTTTTTTGGTTTCAACAAAATATTGGTCTAATGGTTTATCTACATTACATTTGTTACATATCATCTATAATAAATACTTTTGGAAACACCAAACGCCTACATACCTGGTGCCCAACCAATAATTCTTGATATATTCATACCCCAACCCTTTGGTAAGAAACCAGCCATCTTTCTTGTTGGACCATCAAACTCTCTGTGATAATAGGTGCTCTGTTGAGGAACTGTAACCAAACGAAAGAAATTATCAGGAAATGGTGGTAGTTCAACAAGATTAAACGCCCATACACCTGCTGGTGTTGATACTACATATCTAACATTTGGTAGTTCAATTATCTCTTCGTATTTCTGTTTTTCTAACCAGAGTGTTGAGTAGTCCTTCGTTAAACATTTTAGTTCTGTATATCGTTCCTGTTCTCTTCTACGCCCATTATAGGTGTAGTAGGTGCTATACATATCCGCTTCGTGAAACTCTGGTAGTTTGATTGCGTCTGGATAGATAGTGTTTTGGTGTAATTGGATTAGTGTTGCTTCATTCATCAGTGCTGTAATTTAATTTCTATTCTTCATCAAATTGAAGAAATTGTTTATTTGTTTTTTTGTGCCCATACATTTGTATAAGGTAGTCATCCCCAGAACTGCGTTCTTCTGTTGGGATAGTTTCTATTTGTTTAATATATTCTTTTTGGTGCTCATACGATAGTTGGTAATATTCTTTCAATCCAATTTCACCAGTGCGCCAGCGCCAACCTTTATTTTTTTCCATATCTATTTTCTTTATTTCTATTCTTTCTATACAATCTACTTGTAATACTTTGATTTACTTTGGCACCTTGTGCGTATCCAGTTGGTAAGTAAATTATTTTTTCAACTACTACTCTTTCAAATAATTGATATTTAATTTTTATCTTTTCCCATACTGCTACTTGTTTTTCGGTCCAGGGTTTCTCTTGTTTATATATACTGGATATATACTCTCTTTCCCATTTAGTCATTTGTTTCTTTACATCAGGTGTAATAAACTTTTTAATTTCAATTTGGTTATTATTCATATTGTTATACTTTTAATTGTGCACACTTTCTCCTATAAAGGAGGATTATTTCAACTGGACTATTTCCAATTTACTGTCTTGATGTTTAATCTAACATACCCAATTCAGGCCAAAAAACTCATACACACCCAAGACCATATACCTGCTGCTTCGTCAGGTGAATGGGGTTGAATTACTATTTCAACCTATGACCCATCAAGTGGATTTTGAAGTGATATACCGCACTTCGGGTTGTTCGGTAGAGGAACCCTCTTGTATATAAATACATAAAAAAAACGGAAAAACCAAATATTAGACAACTATTTTCAAAGATTTAGAAATTATCTAATGAAATGGTGTTTCCGTTAGAAAATATCTAATCAATACAATCCTTTATTAGATATTTCCAATCTTGTGGTTTGCGTGTTACATTTGGTATTACTGTTACATAACCCGCTTTAACCAACTCCTCAAACGCTGCGGAGGTTCCATCTCGTCTGTCCCTACTAAACTCTTGTAGATGATACTTGTAGTATCTCTTCTGTGTTGATGGTAAAGACAATAGAAGACATAACATCCCTTTTGCTTTGAGTGATAAGGTAGGGTTCAATAGAAACTCCTTACTGATTTGCGTGTAGTCGTGTGTGCCCATATTATGAACCACTCCCAACTCTTCTAAATTACTATTCATATATTATATAATTATTAGTAATATAAGGAAAATCCACCAAATAAAAAAGTTTTTCCAATATTTGTTTTTACGGATTTTTAGTTGTATATTAGTAGTATAATAATAACAATTAAAATCAAAAGAAAAATGGCACAACAATTTCAGGATTTACAAATGGGGTTTGACCGAACACAACTCTACAAGGAACACATCCAACCACAAATCAACAGAACATCCGCTTTGCGTGCGGTGTTGGATTTTTGTAAGATGAACCAGATTAAATTATCCACCAAAGAACTAATCCGTTTGACTGAACGATACATTCAGTTTATTGAAACGGGTGATAAGTCGTGGGTGGAGTTGGTAGATAATTACATTCAGGCTAAATACGAAGAGGACTATAATTAGGAATATTCAAGTGTAAGGTGGAGGTGGTGTTCCAAAACTTTACACTTTTTTAGATAATGTATATATTAGTGGTAGGAGGATATTTTATTATTCATCAGTGCCATTTTGAAGTTAGGTTATTCCTCCTGCTTTGTTATACATACAAAAAAACCCCGATATTCTTATCGGGGTTATTTGTTTTTACTGGTTCAACGACCACACCATCTTGTGTTCTTCCTTGTATCTACCACCACTACATACACCACAGGATTGTGGAGTGTATGTTCGTTTGTGTTTGTAGTTTGTTCTACCACAAGTAGGACACTCTTGTTTCCATTTGGCTGTCTCTTTACGAAACTCCTTACCAATAACCTTGTCTTCAAAACATCTCGTCTCATCAGGGATGCCGACAACACAACACATCTCCTTCCAAATTCGCCCGTGACCTTCGTGGGCTGGTGCGAGTGCGTGGGCTATCTCGTGACGAATGGTTCGTTCAACTTGTTCCATTGGTAGTTTCAACATCCAGGGTTTGGATAGTTGAATTGAGTTTCCATAATACTTATGTCTTTTACAGACACCCAACGCTTTTTTACGATTGTTGAATTGGAACCTCCAACCTTTCTTTACCAACCCAAACTCATCCATAAGTTTGAGGGCGAGGTGTTCCACCTCTTGTAATTTTTCTTTGTCTCCCATTTTACTTTGTTTTATGTTAAAGAACTTATCGTTATACAACTATTATATAACTATTACAAATATACGGAAAATCCGTTAAACTACCAAATATCTACCAACTTTTTTTTTCCACAGGGTGTGGATAAGTTTTTTTGGGTGGTGTTTGGAATTACGGAATATCCTTTGTATATTTGTAGTGGTGGTTGGGACAACTACCATAAAGTTCTTTAACATATTAAAATCGGGGACGGGATTGACCGAACACAAAACACTTATGAAAGAGACATTCAAGTTTCTACAAAAGGAACCTCTAACTGATAGGGAGTTTCTAAAAGAACAATTCCAAATCAATCTTAAATGTAAAGATGGGGAAATTGTATCGTGGGAAGAAATTGATGGTTACATTACTTACGAACAATCAATTTACATCATCAGGTTATTGTATAAAAATAACTACCTACCTATGAACGAAAATATTACACAAATTATGGTAGTGGCTAATCACGATGGTGAAAATGAGATTATTGATGTTTTTTGTAGTGATGACGACCACAATATGTATGAGGATGAAAATGGTAATACCATCTCACCTGTAATTTTATTATCTCACTTTTTAACCCTTGAACTATGAACCTAACCGTAGAAGAATTAGATATTCTTATGGATTGTCTTGATGTATGTTCCAGTCATTATGACGAAAGTTATGATGATACTGACGAAGAAAAAATCAACTTCAACACCCTTTACGAAAAAGTAGAACAACTACAAAACGATGTAATGGAACAGATGTTGAAAAATAAAGTAAATTAAATAATTGGTGGGGAACGAAAAGTTCCCTACCTTTACATTTCAAATTAAAATCAGGGATGGGATACAATCCAAACAAAAACACTTATGGTTACACTTACAATTTGGGATTTAATTTACACAATCCCGTATCATCAAGACCACCTTACTCACAGAGTTTATGTGGAAGAAGTTTGTGAGGATTTACAAATCCACGATAAGTTCCAACTAAACTCAAATCAATATCAAGAGTTTAAGTCATTTTGTATTGAATTAGCAGAAATGATAAATGGGATTTATGAAAAGTTTGGTGGTGAATTGAGTGGTATGAATGGTGCCGAAGACACCGATATGATTGTAGAAGAATTAAAACTTGACGGAGAAAAAAAAGTTTTATTCTTTGATGAAAATGGTAAGGTTCAAATAAACACTTACTTTTACGAAACAAATTAAAATAATCGGTGGGGTGAAATATCCCCACCATAATTAAAACACTTATGAAAATTAAATATAAAATTGTAACTGAAATTGGAAGTTTAGAACACTCATTTAACGATGAAAAATTATTAGTTAAAGGGTTTCAAGAATTAGAAGATATGTTGGGCACTGAACCCGAAACAATACCTCGTATGGTTTTGTTAGTAAGATATATGGTTGATAATGGTTTATGGAATAAAAAATACGATGATTTTTTTATCACCGATATTAAAAGAATTGATGATAGTGAATATTGGTTATTTACAAAAACATTAAATTAAAATAATATGAAACTTACACCCGAAGAAAAAAACCTAACAGTTCATATTTTAGATATGTATATTGATACACTAATTGAAATATGTGACGGAGAACCACCTTCATCAAAAACAGAAATATGTATTGACGAAATGGTTGTAATTAAATCTGTATTATTAAAAATGTTAGAGGAAGATAGTAGTGTTTTGTCCCCAAATAGTTAGGTTCTCCCATAAGTGTCCTAACAAACCCTGCTGACTTTGTCGGTGGGGTTTTTTGTTATAGTTCGTCAAAGTGTTTGATAATCATAAATATTTCAAACGCCAACGCAAGATGAACCCATATTAAACAGGCATAGACATATAACTCAAATAATTTTTGACTAATATTGTTCCAACGAAAATTGAACGGTTTTAACATTCGGTAAGTTCTCTTTAATTGCTTTAAGTTCATCAGCGTTATTATCATAATGTTTGCTGATGCCCAATCGTTTAATTGTCTCCCATTTCAATTTTCCGTTCGTAAAATGGACTTTATTTCGTGGGATGGATAATTCCTCCGCCGTCTTATATACAGCGTCACCAGCCGTCTCCTGGCGTCTTGTGATGATATGTAAATCTACTCCTTTACTAATAAGTTGTTTGGCAATTTTTTTACCTCTATCGGTGGATAGGGTGTCGTCATAATCCATACTTACGGCGCCAGACAACTTTACCACCAGTTGTTCTGCTGAACTAAATAATATTTGGTTTTGTTCTAATTCCTTTTGGTAAAAGAAGTTTCTTAAATCTAACATTATTTTTGTTCTTGTTTCTTGAACTTGATGTAATTTATCTTTACATCTATAAAATTATATTCACCTGTTTCCATCATTCTATTAGTATATTCTACTAATGTTTCGTTTGGTTCTGGGTTTGGTATTGTATTATTCATTTGTATTTGTTTAATATTAGGTTTTGATAAGTATAAAATCTTTGAACCATCACTATAATTTCTTCGTCTATTTTAGATTTAGTCCAGTTCATCGTGCTTTTCTATCGTGTTTATTATATGATTTTTTATATCTACCACCTTTTCTTTTACCAAAGGTGACTTTGTTATTTGAACCTGATTTACTTTTTGCCACGCTTGTTTAGTTTTTTAATATCTTCCTCTTCTTTCTTTTTCATTTGTTTAATGATATTCATAGGTGGAATAAGTTTATCAACCAAAATAGTTTTTGACTTTAATTTCTTTGTTCTTTGTTCGTCATATGGAGGTAGTCCTCCTGTGTTGATGCCCATTACTTTAAGTTTAACATATAGATAGTGGATGCCACTAATTGGGTTATTTCATCAATTTGGTTTTGTAAGAAACTTTCTGGCATCACAGATGTTCTATTCGTCTTTACAAAATCATACAACTCTTGAAAGTATTTTATAGTGGTTGGAACATCTGTATAATCTACAAATGGTTCGCTTAAATAACCAGTAGGTTTTGGATATATACCTGAATAACTTTCAATCAATTCGTCAATCAATCCAACAATTTCTTGATAGTATGTGTCCGTTGCTTTGTGGCACGAAAAATTATCCGTTTGGTGGTGGAATATAATTGTTTGTTCCTTACTATGTTTTAGTGCGGATATAAATGTTACTGCGTCCATATTAGTAATTCTTTTGCTGTGTGTTTCTTCTTTTTATTTGAGGCGTTCTTTACAAACTCCTTCTCTTCCCAATTATATATATCCTTTGGGAACCATATGTTTAACTCATCAAACTCATAATAGGATAAACTAAATAATCCCTTCATCTTTTTGATTGTATCAGCCAGACGAATATGGGTATGTCTATTAAAACTATGGTTGGAATAGTAACACTCCGTTTTGAAATATGGTGGGTCTATATAGAAATAAGTTGTAGGACTATCGTATTTTTCTATTACACTTTGAAAATCAAGATTTTCGGTGAATGTAATTTTATCAAACATATCTCTGTATTTCTTATTCTTTAATTTGTTTAAGAAAGGAAACACCTTTGAACGATACTTTCCTTTATAGAACATCATTTTAGTTCTATTAGGTTTTGAACCACTCCAAATCTGTGTAAGGACATAAACATACTTACCCGCTATTTCCATACTATTCTCTTCGGTAATAACTAAATCCTCACTATAAATCTCTTGTTGTAATTGTTTGAATAATTCTATGTATGGTGTTGGGTCTTCATCATATACCTTATACTTTTGAATTGGATACTTTTGTATCTCGTCCCATAATCTATCATATTGTTTAACACATTTGAATAGATTTGTATTTAACGAATTAAAGTCATTATAGACAATCGTTTTAAGGTTTGGATACTTTGTTAGGTCCATATTAAAATACACCCAAAACATACCTCCAAATGGTTCTACATAGGTTTCTATATTATTTGGTATGTGTGGAATAATCCACTTACTAATATTTGATTTTCCACCGATGTAACTAATCATTAAATACTCCCTGTTTTTTCTTTTAATCTTTTATTCTCTTTCTTCAAACCATCCACAACACCTTCAAGTTTAACAATTTGGTAAGTTAGTTCTTCAACTTTCTTTCCTAAATCGTCAATCATCAGTTGATATATATGGATTGATTTTTCAAGATTTTCTAATCTTCCACCTTCAATTTCATTTTTGGATTTTCTATATCCAACAAAGTAACCGATTAAAGTGGTTACTATGGTAATAATAATATTTTCTATCATAATAATAAATAGTTTGTTTTTACGGAAAAGTCAAATTACCAGTCACAACCTGGTGGGTCGGTGTGGTTTAACTCACTATATTGGGGTATATCTTTCCAATAATAATGTGTTCCTCTATACACAGCGTCGTCAATATGGATGCCAGAGAAGTAGTTAGCCCATCTTTTTGAACGAACAACCTGATTTGAATTAGATTGTGCGATAAGTGGGAACCATCCTAAATTGATACGGATAAACTCTTGTAGTTGTTTCCTGTAAGTATCTGCTCTATTTTGTAACATAGAACGAAGAAACTTTATCTCTTCAATAGAACTACTCTTTCTGCCGTCACCATCCGTTCCAGATGTTACACCATTATTTACCATCTTCATATAGATAGAAAGTGTGCTCTCGTGGGCTGCCGTCCAAATCAAAAAGTTTTGTCCGTAGTCCATTAGTTGTATCTCGTGGTCTGTTAAAGGTTCTTTCTCGGCTATCTTGTTACATAATTCGTTATATTGTAAGTCACCAATAATTTGTTGGAATTGGGTTTGACTATAAAATATATTTGGACGAAGAGTATGGGCATCAAGATTAGGAGATAAACTCGTCATACTTGTAAGTAAATCTTGACTTACTAATAATACTTTATTCATAGTTATATTGTTTCATTTTCTGTTTCTTCCTCACCTAACCAAACATTTACATCCTCATTAGATAGTCCATAACCACTCATAAGGATTTGTTTTGCTTGTTGATAAGACAATTTGGATTTATTATATTCTCTTACAACCCTCATCATATTCTGCCATTCTCTTCCAGACATACCTTTGATGTTTTGATTGATACTCATTTCTGTTTCACTGCCAGGGTCTGGTGTAGTTGATTTAACTTCACCTGGTTTAGATGTTACGCCAGCGTCGGTTGGTAATTCTTCAATATCTAATATTGGGTTTTGTTCCAATACTAATTCAACTTT